ACCAACTCCCTTACCTTGTCTTTCGAGTTGTTGGCACCCGTTTCAATCTTTCCAAGGGAACGGGCAGCTTCGAGCGTACTCTTTTCAAACCCCTTGAAGTCCTTGCCTGCAAGTTCGGCCATTTTCACGACCTCCTTCAGGCCCTTCACGGAATCGCGGAGCTTACTGTCATATTGGGTGGTTTCGAGTTTAAACCGGGTGATTACGTCTGCCATATATCGTCGTTATTTAAATTCGTCGTTAATGATTCTATCTACCAATTCTTGCATTTCCCCTGCAACGGCCTGAAGTTCTTTCAATGAAGCGTTCCCAAACCAATTACGGGCTTTGATGGCTCCACGATTACCAGTGTTAGGGTGTTTGTTCCATTTATCAACCTTGCGACTTTCGTTTTCTGTAAACTTGATGACACGAGGATTGGTTTTCGTCATACCGTTATTAAGCCATCTGAGGATAAAGCCGCGATCTACGCCCTCGTATTTGTCAAGGCTCCGTGAGGTGCGAAGCCTACGGTTGCCACCGCGCTGACCAGGCGTTAGTGTACGTGCCGGACGGTAGCCAGTTTCTGCACCAGCCTTTCGAGAATTGAGGATATTCACCTGACCGCCAAAAAGATGTTTGTAAACGGCATAACGCACGGCCTTGTAAGCATGTCGCGGGTCGCTTTCCATCCGTAGTCCGCTTGCTACATCCTTGCGCAGATTAGCACGGGCATGACCTAATATTTTACGGATAACACCCCGAAGTCGCTTCTCGAAGTCGGGGTTGTCAGTCTTCAGTTTTTGGAGCTTTGCTTCAAACTCTGAAAGACCCGTGATGGTGACTGCTCCGTTCTTAATATCTGCCATACAAAAAATGCGCGATTAGTCTATACTAACCTCGCATTTACTCGCTTTTGGTTTACTTGCATACTTATTTCTCAGACGCACCTGCGGCAGCGTTCTCTTCGCGCATGAGCTGGCGCAGTCGCTCCACTTCGGCCTCGTTGGGTATGTCGCCCGGCTCGCCGTCATCGTCGGCCTCGCTCTTGTCCCACGGTAGTGGCATGAGGTCTTTGGGTGAGTGGATGCCTGACTTCTTCATCGCGTCGCTGCCAGCAAAGGCTTGCATGATATAGTATGTCTCCCAGCGGGTGGCACTCCACAGATGGCGGTGGCGACGCTCGTAGCCGCGCTCGATTTGTATGATGTCGGCATAGTGCAGGTCGTAGAGGTATTCGGTTCTGTTGATGCCTATCTCGCCCACGAACTTCATATATCGCTCGTGGGCGATGATCAGTTTTTTGCCGATTTGCCCTCGTCGGCCTCCTTGCTCTCCTTGGCCGCGATGTCGGCCACGAGCTTAGGCACCTCGTACCATTCGCTGCGCAGTTCGATGATGGTGTTCAGCAGCAGGTTGCGCTCTGCTGGCGTTGCGTCATAGACAATCTCCTTGGAGGTGATGATGGCCTCGCGCTCGTAGTAGGTGTCGGCAGCAACGATGCCAGCCAGTGCCAGATAGAGGTAGTCTTCGTTGGTGGCCTTCGGCATCTCGTCAATGACGGTCTCGCCTTTTTCGTTTTTCTTGAAAGTGGGCAGGAACACACCGATATTCTTATCGGTCATGCGCTCGAAGCCGTTCTCTGTGGCGGCACAGTAGAAAATCTCCACATCCTTGCCGCAGATGGTAATTGTTCTTTTGGTCATAGTTCTGAAAATTTGAGTTTAAGATGAAACGGGTCACGGGGTGTACCTCGTCAAGTCGCCCGTGCCCGTGAACTTTGCCGAGTAGTTGGCGATGTCCTGGTTCTGTGCAGTCAGTTGCAGGTCTGACAGGATGGCCGACCCTGTGAGCTGGATGAAGTTCTGGATGGGCGTGCGGTTTTGGGTGCCTGCTGTCGTGGCGGTCTGCGAGAACCGTAGCACATAGACATGGCCCACTATGAGGTCATCAACTGTAACGCCCGTCTCCTGATTGTCCAAAAGCACGAGCGCATCCACCTGCGCATCCCAGTTGATGGCCACGGGTTCCTGAACGATCCAGTCGTCATCGGTATCCTTGGTCGTATCTTCTTCGACCTGAAGCGACAGATGTACCACGGCGTTGGTCGAAGCGGCCACACAAGTGAGGTGCTGGGCGTCAGCACCCATCAGTATGCGTAGGTTCTCACCTTTGATTGTTGCCATTGTTTCATGATTGTAAATTGAACATTGAAGATTCAAAATTAACCCGCCGCCGCAAGTATGTGTGGCGACGGGCTGATGAGAGAGAGCTGCTACAGTCCAACCCTATGAAAGCGGGCCGGTACCCTGGAATTGGCAGCTGATTTGTGAGTTCTGTCTGTTTTGCGCACTTATAGACACGTCCACGAGGTAGGCAGACCCTGACCTCTTGATAGCAGAGTTCTGACCGATGCGGTTGTTGGTGCCTGCGGTCTGGTCGAAAGTGAGCGTCACCAATGTCTTATTGATGATAAGACTGAGCAGATCCTGCGGCAGCTCACCACCGCTTCCGTTGTCGGTGAGTGTCACCAGGGAGTCGGTCTGTGCGTCCCAAGAGAGACCAACCACCTCCTGCTCGTCCCAGTCCCCCGTACTATCTTTTGTTGAGCTCGATTCCATCTGCGCTGACACGTGAAACGTGGCGTTTACGGCCATCGCAATGCACTTGCCTCCTACCATCACACGAAGATTCTGACCCTTGATTGTTGACATATTCTTTACGGTGTTGTGTCGCAGTTGTATGTAAGAGTCTGATAGTAGCAAGGCTTCATCGAGTCGTAGCCGACGGCACTGGCCGTAAAGGTGTAGTTGGTCGGCACATACTCATAGTCATCCCACGCATGACCTTCGGTATCCTCGAAGTAGGCGATAATGGTATCCCGTATCGTCTGCATGATGTCACCAAGGTCGTCGCGCGTGTCCGCTGCAACCTCGATACTCACCTGAACCTTATCCTCACAACCCTCAAAGGAATTATCTTTGGTGAAGCCCTCGTTCTGAAGACCGTCGAAGGTGATGATGATATAAGGCACAGGCGTATCAAGAAACTGATCATCAGGCACGGGTATGGAGGTCGATTCGATACGACCGTCCACCGTCGCCATCAGTTCAGCGTTCGAGCGAAGCGCGTTGTAGAATACCTTGTCAGTAATCAGACTCATTTGTTACTTCTGCAACTGGTTTTACTTGTTCTAACTGATTATTTCTCTTTGAAACCGGCTGTCAGACAACCTTTGCTGCTGCATCGGAGCCGACAGCCGGCAGGAACTACGACCTGAGAAATCCGAGAGAGTTTAGATGTTGTCGTTGCCGCTAACCTCAATGAGCTTGATGAGGGCGAATGCCTGCGGAGTGCCGTCTCCCCCATTCACTTTTCCACTGAGCTCCGTAAGGCTATAATCTGTTGACATGCCTATGGCAACAGTCCCCCTGTCAAAGTTAGCAGAACTTGTCCCATCAATGTTAAAGCGAAGCTCACCATGCTGCTGCTCTGCCAGGTAACCGAAGTGACCGATGGCAATGTAGCGGTAGGTCTCGTCCTTTGTAGCAACGCCGTCGCTGGCGATGGCGTAGTCCACATAGGGAGACACCTTGTACTTGTAACCACAGCAGCGGCCATCCTCGATGACAGTGCGGTTAGAGTCGGTGGTGCCGGGGATGAGCTTCTTGAACTTCAGAGCCACCTCGGTGGTCTTGTCCATGATGATCTCGGGTTCGCCCTCGAAGCCCTTGTCGTACATCTTGGCAATCTCCTTGGCGATGTTCTCACCGATGTTGTCGTCAAGAGTGAGATTAACGGGAGTGACCTTGCCGAATGGCGACTGCAACTTGGTGTACTCGCCGTGTGCATAGACGTGGAGAGCGCGGAACATGGCCCATCCCTTCGTGAACTTGAAGGTGATGAAGGCAATGATGTCGAAGGCAGCGTTGTCGATGGCGCGGAAGCTGACGGGAACGCTGGCAGCGACGCGGACGGGAGCGGCCTGGATGTTGGCGAAGTTGAGAGCCTGCTCAGCCACCTTGGTCACCTCACCCTCTACGGTGAACTTCACGTCGTTCACAGAGTAAGGAATCACCTGTGTGCCGGTCACGCCAGTAGCCATGCGGAGGTCATCGGGCAGTTCGATGCCGGGCACCTTCGTGTCAATCAGCGGCAGAATCTCGATGGGAATCAAGCCACCGGCTTCGAGGTTGGCGGTAGTGTTGGCAGGGCTGGCCTCGGTGTCCTTGAAGGCGAGGATGGTAGTGCTCTCGGCACGCTTCTCCAGGCCACAAGCCTTGATGCGCTCGCGCAGCTGCTTGCCCAGGTCTTCGCGCTCCTCAATCTTCTTCAGCTCTGCACCGCTGGACATAGCCTTGGCGCGTGCGCTGAGTCCGGCTGACTCGTCGCAAAGTGAACGATACTCGGCAGACTCGGCCTCGGTGAAGAGGATGTTGCCGTTGTTAGCCTCACGAGACTTCTCTTCCATCTCGTGCATGCGATTCATGATAGCGAGTTGACGCTCCTGAATCTGGGTCTTTGTCATTTCTTTCATGATGCAAAAACTTTTAATTGGTTAATATTCGAGTGATGTTAAAATTTCTTCGTTGAGTCGGCGTGCTTGGTAGCGCAGACGCATGGCACGGGTCTCGCGGAAACGCTGCTCCTGCTCTTCCAGTTCGCGCTGTTCGCGTGCTTCCTTTTCGGCATTGGTTTCGCCGCCGTTAGCTTCACGCTCTGCTGCTTCGCGTGCTTCCTTTTCGGCATTGGTCTCTCCGCCGTTGGCCTCGCGCTCTGCCTGCTCACGGGTTGCTTTCTCCTCGTCGGTTTCCTCACCGCCACAGCCGCGCTTGTCCTTGTCATCGTCAGAGCCACCGCCGCACTCGCGCTTCAGTTGATCCTCAATGGCTTTGTCGATAGCCTCCGACTGCTCACGCACACCTACCGATGTCTGCTCGTAGGCGGGGTGGGTGACGATGGCCACGTCATAGAGGCCAGTTATGCGCTTAACGTGGCGCAGCCACACTTCCTTGCCGTCGTGGATTTCGCCTGTACGCTCAAAAGACACACCATTCTCGGTGTCCTCGTAGTCGTCCTCGAAAGCGAACGACATGCCGGTGATGTCACCGCGCCGCATCAGTTCAAGGGCAGCGTCGGCGTTAGGGGTGCGGGCAATGTCACAGCGGCAACCGATATTGTTGGCCCTCATTTCGAGCGAGAGCGTACCCTTTCCGTTGCGACAGCGACCCAGCACGTCGGGAACCATGTTGGAGTGGTTCAGGTTCAGGATCACGTCAGACCGCTGCAACAGGTCGTTGGTGATGCAACCAGGCTCCAGCACCTCATAGACTTCGCGGGTCTCGCTCCACGGTGTGAGGTTGACTGAGCGCACACCGAAGACGATGGGCGTTCCCTCGATGGTGCGACTCTCGGTCTGTCCTTCCTGCGGCTCGCGCACTTGCAGGCCGCAGGTCTCGATGGGGGTAAATCTTACTTGTTTCATCTTATCTCGATTAAATGATGTTACTACTTAACAGCCGAAACCGCGTTGTGGGTTTACTGCGTGACGGACGCGCCGCTCGCGCTTCTTCTGCTGCTGATGGATTTCGCGCTCCAGGGCGTCGATTTCCTCTTTTGTCGGGTTTGGTGTCATATTCATTGTCTTTTGCCGTTTTTAATTTGGCTTTTGCCATTTTCAAAATGGCTTTTGCCGATTTATTTTTGGCA